ATATAATGCGCACTGCAATAATGATTCTGATGGGCTCGAAATCACCATCGCTAAGCCACCACAAGCCATTGAAATTCCTGTAAATCCAAGCCCGTTATACTTTTTTGCGATGTTTTCCCACATGCCGCGAATCGCCGGATTTTCGTTGCGGTCAGCGTGGCAACCTAACAATGCCATCTCTGGGTCTATTCCTGCACCTTGTGCTAGAAAAACTGCTTCTTCATCAGACACATAGCGAATTCCTTTGCGCATTTTGCTGATTTTGTTCGGCTGTAGATTCAAATCGTGTGCAATCTGCTTGTCTTGTACATAGTTTTGAGCCTTTTTGTAGGCGTCTAATAGTTCATTGGCGTACATGTGCACCTCCTTAATTATTCCATTCTAGCTGTATAAGTTCGATTTTTCGCATCTTGTAGATTCGATTTTTCGAATTTATAGTTTCGATAAATCGAATCTGACCACCTTGGTTTAGGCGTTTGCCCTTGACGCTTTCGTCTGGCCTTGGTGGTCACTCTCAACGGTCAAGGTGTTGCTATGAAAAAACTGTCTACTGAAAATGCGATCATTATCGATACAGAAACCACAGGCTTAGGCTCTGATGCAGAAATTATCGAGTTCACTGCTATCTGTGCTGATTCTGGCAAAGTTATCGTGAACGAACTTGTTAAACCAACTTGTTCTATTCCTGCAGAAGCCACGGCAATTCACGGCATCACCGACGAAGACGTTAAAGACGCGCCCGACTTTCATTTAGTCTTTTCAAATTACTTTCTCCCGCTTCTTAATGGTCGTCCAATCATCATCTACAACTCAGATTTTGATACGCGCTCAATCATCCAATCTTTGGATAAGCACTGTAATGCTGCTTACGTCCAATCTGTTCACGATTTGTTTTTCAAGTTCTGCGTTCCTCAGTGTGCAATGCTTTGGTACGCCGAGTTCTTCGGTGTTTGGAATGAACACCATGAAGATTATAAGTGGCAATCTCTAACTAACGCCTGTGCTCAACAACATGTTGATGTGTCTGACTTAACCGCGCACCGAGCTCTGGCCGATTGCGAAATGACTCGTCGATTGATTCACGCTGTTAACTTACAGATTGAAAAACAAAACAATCAAAACTGTGACGGCGTCACAGGTTGTGAGGCGTAACCGATGCGTCAACTCGTAGTCGATATGGCAACAGGAAAACAAGAGTACATCGACTTTGTGCCGGTGAACTCTTGGGCTTCATGTGAACACATTCCTGACAACCTGTTTGACCATCGGTTTGTCTACGTTGACCACAGATTCACTACGCCGGAGGACTTTATCCCTTCGGCAGTGAAATCTGCAATGGCAGCACCAATCTACTCACACGACACATCAGATTTTGTTACGCGCCCTACTTCTAACCCTTGTTTTGACTTGCCTAAGTCATTACACCGTAACGGCTCGTTCACTCGTCATATGACGCGCGCTTACACTGATATTTTAAAAGCACGTGATTCGATTGAAGCCGCACGTGTCGTGAATGATGCGCATGAAAGACTGACAGAACACGGCTACAGCTACGCCATTTCTGATGAGCAAATCACGGACATGGCAAAGCGTAAATCAAGGGACTTTGCTCGCGTCATTAATGCCATTCCTGTTGAGCAATCAATATCTCGTTTTCATAAAGTCGTTCAACTTCTTGATTCATTAGGCTTGGCATTTTCTGATAGCGCCATTGAACGTGCCTCCGTAAATAATGAACTCTTTTCTTTGGTGAATCGTGCGCTCGATGAGAATTGGCTCGTTCGCCAATTGCGCCGTAAATGTGCTTACGAGGTTGAGCGAGTCGCTCGTGACCTTGCTCTGGTTCAACGCCGTAAGCAAGTTTATTGCTCTGACTTCTCCGTTAGTCGTCAGCGCGACCGCAATACGTCTAACCGCATCGCTTTGGGTAATACGATAGCCTACGATGAGGCCGACCCATCTAACTTCTTTACTTTGGGTGAACTATCCGAAAAATCCATTTCAAATCCCGAGCTGCGCCGTTCTGAGATGTTTGTGCGTTTGCGCGGCTTTGAAGATATCGCGCAAGAATCTGGTCACGAGGCTGTTTTCTTTACCGTTACAGCACCGTCTCGATTTCACGCATTTTCTAAGGGCGCCATCAATCCGAATTGGGTTGAGGCTGATCGCCCTGATGCAAAGACCGCACATCGACACTTAATGACTGTTTGGTCGAACCTTCGTAAATCTCTCGATAAGAACAAAATTAAGGTTTATGGGATGCGTATTGTTGAGCCTCACCAAGACGGCACACCACATCATCACTTGCTTTTGTTCATGCAAAAGGACGTTCGTCAGTTCGTAACGTCTGAGTTTAGACGATTGGCCATGGCTGATATGCCAGACGAAAAAGGCGCAAAGAGATTCAGATTTAAGGCGGAGGTTATCGACTGGTCAAAAGGCTCTGCCGTTGGTTATGTCGCTAAATACCTGAGCAAGAACATTGACGGCCAACACATTGATTCAGATAGGGGCTCAACTCTTTCTGGCTCCGACGCTGCTGAACGTGTTGTTACGTGGTCACGCGTAAATCAAATCCGCCAGTTTCAATTCATTGGTGGACCTTCTGTCACGGTATGGCGCGAGCTTCGTCGTTTGCGTGAAGAATTCAAAGAGGACGATGCTTTGTTTACCGACCTGTCTCAAGACGAACATTTCTTACTAGAGAAGGTTCGCCGCTCTGCTGATGAGGGCGACTGGAAAGCTTTTTGTTATGCCATGGGCGGCGTATTCGTTAAACGCAAAGACCAAACCGTCAAAGCTGAATACGGCGTGGCGAGTGCGATCGAAAAGCTGATTGCTTCGGGTGAATACTCTCCTACCCGCTATGGCGATATGGCACAGGCTCGTTTGAATGGCCTGATGTTTCAAAAAATCTTTATTGCTACTCGATTCCGTACTTGGAAGACGGAGAACAAAGAACAGTTCTTGCGCGCGCAACAAGGAATTATGTCGAACGTTGTCGACTATTTTGATGCTCTTGAGCGCGAGCAAGAATATGAGCGTATGTATGACGACCTTTATAACCAGTATGAGGAACACCTCGCGCTCTATGAAGAAATGGAAGCGCTGATGCTCAGTGAACCTCTGGAAATTAATGCGTCGTGTTGGGTGGGCGCAGCCCCGCCCGACATGATGCATTAATTTCCCTTGGACTTGTGTCAATAACTGTCATTTCAACTCAAAACCATCAACCAACTCAACAATAAGGGCAACACACAATGAGAATGCAAGGCTTAATTCTGGATGAAACAGACATCATTCAAGAAACCAAACTAGACCGCAATACAAGTGAACAGAAGACCATGGGCAAGTTACGCCTTATTACTACCAACCCAACGTCAACCATTGAGGTGCGCGTATCTCCTGAGTTGTGGGACGGCGGCAAAGCGGGCGAACTCCTTAAACGTTGCGTTGGCAATCGCATGCTGTTCGATGTGGAACACAAGAAAATGAGTTTCGGTAACGACGAAGGTAAGCACGTCTCGATTGATGGCTTCCACCTTTACGCACTGCCAGAACTTAACCAGAAATAAGGTATTTCACGATGACCGATGCGCAATTTGCAGAACTTATGGCTCGCCTCGATAACTTTCAGTTGATGGTGTTTTTAGGCATTTGTTTCTTGTGCGTTGCGCTAGGTTGGATTGCGGGAGGTCAACGATAAATGCTGTCTACACAGTTCATGCTCGGCTGTTTCTCGACAGCACTTATCCTTGGCTTCTCGATTGGATTCCATATTTTGGCATTCAAAAAAGCAGCTGAGGTTTCAACTTCTTAGTAAACAATTAACAAGGAAAACTCATGAATAATCAACGTTCAGAAACGGCAAAGTCAGGCTCTCTAAAAGCAGCGGGTCGTGTGGTACTGACTTTAGGGCTATTAACCGCAGCAACGACGGCCAGTGCTGATACAGCCCTTCCGGCAGCAGCGACACAGGCGTTTGCAACTCTTGGCGGTTACGTTAGTGAAATGCTCACTTCGACATGGGGCGTCGCCGTTCCATGCACACTTGGCTTAATTGGTATCAAGCTATTCAAGAAAGGCGCAAACAAAGCGACTTAATCCATCGTTGCACCGTTACCCTAAACAAGGGGGCTCCGGCTCCCTTTTTTATTGGCTTCTTTATGAAAAAACTACTGCTTTTTCTTCCGTTAATCTTTCTGTCTTTTTATAGCCAAGCTTCTGCTGCTCAATTTCCCACAACGGGTATCGCAAGGGATGTAGGTGGTATTTTTGATTGTGCCGAGAACGGGAAAAGCTACAACATTGCTAGCGTACTTTCTTGTCTTGAGAATCGCTTCGTTCCTTATAAAGATTACAAAACTACAACGTGTTTCTTAACTGTAAATAGATTCGGCGGTTCGTCTATTTGTAATATCACTGGCGGTAGTTATGAAGGTGAAACCGTTAAGATGAACGGTTGGTATGGTCTTCAGTGCCCCCCAAATACGGAAAAAAATCGTGAGAACATGTGCGAATCAACTTGCGAACATGGCACGAACGATGACGGCTCCTGTCGAGAGAAATGTGATTACGGCTCTAATGAGGATGGAACTTGTAGAAACAAGTGCGAATTTTCTCAGGCTGTTGGCCATACCGCTGATTTGTCATGGTTTCCAATGGCAACAGGTAACGACGTCCAGTTCGGTTGCTATTATACAGGCGGCATCAACGCCGAGTATTGCACCATGCAGCAAACAGGTGAAAACGAGGTTCGCTGTACTGGTGTTGTTGACGGTCATGTGACGGCGGAAACTCGCTGCACTACTCAATTTTCTTACACTGGTTCCACATGTACCGAAGGTGATGAGCCATTTTGGGGTGATGGTAAAGGGACAGGCAACCCTGAGGAGCCAGATAACCCTGATGAACCCGATGTCCCAGATGAGCCGGATGATAACCCAGATGAGCCAGACGAACCTGATAACGATGATCCCGATTTGGATATTCCGCCTTTCGACCCTCCAACTTCTGATACTGAGTTTCCACCGATTGACACTCCAGATGAGCCTGACGTCGAAAACCCAGATACCGATGACAACTCTGGTGTTATTGCAGCTATCACTGGTCAAAACAAAGATATTAATACCAATTTCTCTAACCTGATCACGGCCAATAACACCAATTTCGCAACGTTAAATGGCAAGTTACAAACTCTCAATGCTAATACAGTCGCTTTAAATAACAACGTCGGTACTCAGCTTAGACAGGACTATGACATTTATAAGCTTGAAAAGCAGAATAGAGAAAAGCAAACCGATGCTTTAAAAAAGTCGGTTCAGGAAGAGAACGAGCGCCTTATTGAATCTCTCAGCGTTAATAACCAAGAGTTACAAGAGAAACTTGAGTTGTCTCTTGAGGCGCTTCAATCTGGCTTAGGCTCCAAGATTGAAGCTTCCATTGATATTGTATCGGGTGATTTAACTAACGGCTTTTCGCAATTAGGAACTCAATTAGGCAGTCACACAAACGAAATTGTTGGTGCAATTGATGGTATCTCTGGCCAACTCGATGGTGTTGTTGATGCGCTTGGTGATACTAGTGGGGCTTTGGGCAGTGCTGCGAGTTCCCTTAATGGTGTTGCTGATAGCCTTGAGGATTTATTAGAAGGCCTCGAACCATGTGAACCTAACCAAGATAATCGTTATTGTGAGAACCCACACGGCCTTAGCCCTGACTTTGTAGGTACTGCGCTCGGACAAGCGGACTCCGTTTTTAGTGACAGCCTTGTCACGTATGAAAAGACCATTACCGATGCAGCTCAATCAATCGTTGACCAACCACTCACACCGGAGTCGGAGTCACATATAGCAAGTCTATCAAGTGACATTATTGGCATCCTGCCAAAACCAACATCGTGCGTAGACCTTTCGTTTCCAACTTTTGGGGGGGAACGTGCATCAATTGATTGTAAGTTTTCTCAGCAGTTGAAAATGATTCTATCTCTTTTGATTTACATCTACACACTGAAAACATTGGCTGAAATCTTGTTAAACGAAGTAACACCCGTGCCAAGTAACAAGCCAGGTTCAGCGAGGTATTATTAATGATTCAATTACTACCTATCGTAACTGGTATTGGTGCGGCTCTGCGCCTCCCCGCTCTTGTTGCGTTTATAGCTCAATTAGCTACAACCCTTTTTGGTTGGTTCTTTATTGCCAAGTCCCGAAATCTTACGCTCAATCTGGTGATAATGACGCTATTAATCGGGCTTACTGTGACTCTAACTCTTGCTATTTACACTCTGGGTGCAGGTCTTTCTTATGTCGTCCATCCCCAATGGTCGCAAGCTGCGGGGATGTTTATTCCTAATAATGCAGTTCCGTGTGTCAGCGCGATTTATTCAGCGCGTCTGCTGCGTTGGGTGTGGGAGTGGAAGTTCTACGCAATTGTGAGGTCTGCATAATGGCATCTGTCTATTTTGTCACTGGTAAGCTTGGTTCCGGTAAGACCCTTACCGCCGTTGGTAAGATTCGAGAAGCGTTTTTGCGAGGTGTCCCTGTCGCGACGAATCTGGATATTAATTTGAAGGAAATGCTCGGTCGAGACAAACGCAACACTCGCCTTTATCGACTACCTGATAAACCAAAAGTTGACGATTTGAAGGTGATTGGCTCGGCAAACAAGAGCTATGACACAACGAAAGACGGCTTGATTGTGCTCGATGAGTGCGGGACGTGGTTTAACTCGCGTACTTGGAATGATAAGAGTCGGCAAGAGCTCATTGATCACCTTCTTCATATTCGAAAGCTCGGGTGGGACGTCATTTTTATTGTTCAAGACATTTCTATTGTTGATAAGCAAGCCCGTCTCGCTCTAGCCGAGCATACAGTGTTCTGCCGCCGCTTAGACCGCATGAAAGTCCCTTTCATATCTGCGGCCATATCCATTGTGACGCTTGGCCAGTTGAAACTCAAAATGCCGAAGTTGCACATTGGGATTGTGAAGTATGGAGACAATACGAATTCACTCACCGTAGATAAATGGCCTCTGTGGGGCACAGATTTGTACGCAGCTTATGACACCAAGCAAATGTTCAGAAACAACTATGAGGACGGCGTTTACTCCGTGTTGCCGCCCTACTATACCCACGGTCGTTACACGGTCCCTTACACGTTGAAAAACATCATGCGAATCACGAAAATTTACTTACGAAAATACTCTCGATTTAGTGTGTTCGTGGCGGGTGTTGCCGTCTCGTTTGCAGTTTTTAACCTAGTTGGCACGTCAGTCCCTGAGCCAGAGAGAGAATCTACACAATCAACCAAAGCGGCTGAGTCATTGAGTGACATGTTAGACGGTTTTCGCATCGAGTCTTCGATGAATCCGCCGAACGTTGCGCCATCGTTTGTGCTTGTTAATAAGGACGTCCGTTTGTCCTCGTCGCAGCTATACGCAAAGGGCTATACGGCTCAATCACACGGTTCTTGCTCCATCACTGTGAGCGGTAACGGTCAATCAACTAAAGTCATGTGCTAGGGAATTGAGGTGCGTTTTATGTCATGGATATTTGCAATACTAATCGCCTTTCTTTTTAAAAAATCAAAAAAAGCTTATTGCGCCGGAGGCTTGCTACTTGCACGCTCGTTACTCACCTTGCGCTGTGGTAAAGGTGGAGAACAAACAACGGCTTGTTCCATCTTTTCCACATCCAGCAACCTTGCTGTCTTTCTCTCGTGTGTTCTCTCTTTCTCTTCGGCTACCGCTGCGCCTTTTGAATCTAAGGACACTCCGATTTCAGATTTTGTCAGTTGGTTTGCTCAACAAACTGGACAAACCGTAGTACTAGGCCAAGGTGTTACCGGAAGCGTCTCATTTAGTGCTCCGGCACTTTCCGATGATGAATACCCAACGTTTTTCCTTTCCGTATTGCGCGCTCATGGTTACGAATTGACGCATGATTACGGGGTATACACCGTTGTGGTTGATCAACATAAGGTCGAGACATTAGAGCCTACCTACGCTAAGTTGTATCGTTTAACACACGTCCGAAACTCAAAGGTTGTTGACCTGATAAGTACGATGATGGAAGCCTCACAAACACAGGCGGTCAACGGAAAGTCAGTCAAAAACTACAAGGTCGAAACGCTACCTACCACCAACTCGCTTATCATTACAGGTACACAAGCCCAGATTGAGAAGGTAGACCTGTTGATTGACGGTATTGACCAGTACCAAAGACAGATATTCATTGAGGCCATTGTCACTGAATCGGACGTTGGTGACTCTCAGGAGGTCGGCGTTAACATGCAATTGGCGCTTAATAAGGCCGGATTTGTATCAAATACATCATTGATTGATAAGGCTCTCGATAACGTGTTGTTTTATGATGGTGGGGACTTTAGTGCACTAGTCAAAGCGATTTCAAAGGCTCAGGATACTAGGTTGCTATCGCGCCCTAACCTGTTAATTATGGACAGAGAGCGCGGTTATATCACGGTTGGTCAAAACGTGCCGTTCCTTGTATCAAAAGAAGTCACCGACGGCGGTAAAACCATTCAACAGATAGAACGTAAAGACGTTGGCGTTTCGCTGGATGTTACACCACATGTCATGGATGATCATGTCGTCTTGCAGATCACTCAAAAATCCGATTCGGTGACTAATAGTTCTATTGCTTCAGACATTATCACGAACACCAGAACGCTGCAGACTGTAGTGAAGGTAAAGAGCGGCCAAACGATAACCCTCGGGGGGTTGATTTCGACGGAAGACAGGAAGTCTGTCAGTGGTGTCCCTGTGCTGATGGACATTCCTTTGCTTGGTGGCCTGTTTCGCTCTGAGGGTGTGAATTCAGTTGATAAGGAACTTAAAGTTACAATAAAAACGACGATTCTTTAATTAATAAAAAGCCGAACAATTGCTGTTCGGCTCTATTTTAACTGTACTGTAATACGCTTTTTAACTGTCGGCACTTTATTATAGTATCGCGCTCTAACAGGGTTGCGATATGTGTTTTGTCATAATAGCTTTTAGCCTCAAACCGAAGCAAAGGATGATGTCCTTTAAGTGCATTGTTTACGTATATATCTCGTTCTTGTCTCTTCTTCTGCCTATGAGATGAATCATCTAATTCGATGACTGCCAATACTTTTGTATCACTGTCGGTAATCACAAAGTCCATTCTTTTAGCCCAAGTTCGAGAGTTATCTTTAAAATTGGTCGGTTGAACCAGTGCCATTAGTGAAACTTGACTATGAATTACGTACTCTTCAGGTATCAGTTCCTGCAATACTTTATAGAATCTACGTTCGGTCTTGGTGCCCAAATACGTGCTTTTCTTGTGAGGTACAGAGTTAGGCTTACTGCCAGAGTGCGGTAGAGGCACTTCGACTACTTTTGGGTTCTGTCCTACAACTTTTGGTTCAAAAGCATGCACGCTGTCCGGTCTTCTAACTGATGCTCCTTGTTCCCATTCGTTAAGCCTGCGTTTAGGTTTCTTTCCCTTCTTTGTGAATAGATAAACAATACAACCTATTGATAATACGATAATAAGTTCAAACACTTTTTAGTCCATTCTTGATGTTGATGACGAGGTGCGCATAGTAGCATATGTCCAATTTCTAGAAGTGAGAACGCTGTATCGAAAATGCTATATTTTCTTAATCTGGGGATTATTGTTAATATATGTATATATATACAGTACTTGGTAGTTTTATGCTGATTAGATACGTAAAGAGCCACGTTGGCCACCTATTAGACTCTGATGGTTTAGACATTTACGGCAAGCGCATCGAAGTCCCCGCTTTACTTCGAGACGGTGAACATAAGCACAGTACATTTCGAGGTATGATTAACGCTTTTGAGTGCGGTTCCTTCCAACGAGTTAAGTTGGTTGGTTTCACTGGGTACAGTTTCGATGATGGGAAGAACTGGATAAAGATACCAGAGAATCACTATATGATTGGTATCAGGAAATGGGGTGAGTTTTATGTTGTTCTTTTCAATGGAAAGCCTAGAGTCCATGTCTACGCACCCAAGCAACCTGAACGTTATACTAACAACGTTCACTTCATTCATAAGTCTCGCTGACAGTTAACCCCCGCTCGGTATTGCGGGGGTAAATTCCACCTAAGTTCAACGTTTGTGACGTATAGTCCTATATTCATACAAAAAATATGGACATAGTTGCAGTGCAAATATAGATTATCATACGATAAATTGCGTCTATTCATATGGTTACAACCATATCCAAATTAACAGTCAAGGTGTTAACAATGGAAAATCTTTTCTATCAAAAATTTTCACAAATTAATCTCAATGATCCGTTCTTTACAACTCTTAAAGCTGACTATGTAGAGTTTCCGAATTGGTTTGCTAAAAAAGCAGCCGAAGATGAGAGTGCTTACGTGCTTTATAACCAGTCTGGCACAATCGAAGGCTTTATGTACCTAAAAGTAGAGCAAGGTGTTGTGACTGATACGAATCCGCCTCTACCTGATGCTACACACTTGAAGATCGGTACCTTTAAGTTTGAATCTGCTGGTACTCGCCGTGGTGAACGTTTCATTAAGAAAGTATTCGATCATGCACTTGAGCACAAAGTTGACGATATCTATGTAACCATATTCGACAAGCATGAATACCTAATTACTCTCATGCAACGGTATGGATTTGATATTATCGCAAGCAAGCAAACTGCGAATGGAACAGAGAATGTCCTATTTCGTAGCATGACTCGCGTACAAAATGACATATTACGTGACTACCCACGTTTTGACGTCCGTGAATCAAATAAGTATTTATTGTCTATCTACCCTAAGTTCCACACACGAATGCTACCTGACTCAATTCTAAATGGTGAGTCACATGATTTGATTCAAGATGTATCACATACCAACAGTATCCATAAGATCTATCTGTGTGGTATGGACTTAACTGCAGATTTTAAGCCCGGTGATATTATTGTAACTTACCGTACCTCTGATCGTGCTGGCTCCGCGCGTTTTCGCTCAGTAATTACTTCGGTGTGTGTTGTTGAGGAGTATAAGAATATCGGTGATTTTGTTCGCCTAGAGGACTTCTTGAAATACGCTGGCTCATACTCTGTATTCAATACAGCGGAGCTAACTGATTTTTATAGAACTAAAGCTTATCCACATATTATTCGCTTTACTTACAATACTGCGATGACAAAGCGTGTAATTCGTGACAGACTTATCAACGAAGTTGGACTATCAGTGCACGATTACTGGGGTGCAATGAAGCTAACTGATAAACAGTTTTTAGATATGCTTAATTTAGGTGAGGTAGATGCACGTTTTATTATCAATTAAACCCGAGTTTGTTGAAAGAATCTTTGCCGGAGAAAAGAAGTTCGAGTACCGCAAAGCAATCTTTCGACGTAGTGGCGTAGAGAAAGTTATCATCTACTCTACACTACCCGAGGGTAAAGTGGTTGGTGAGTTTTCTATCGACAAGATTTTAACAGATACCCCTCAGAAGATTTGGAGTCAGACGCGATCCAAGTCAGGTATCAATAAAGAATTTTTTGACGATTACTTTGATGGTAGAACGGAAGCGCATGCAATCAAAATTGGTAATGTTAGAAAGTACATTAACCCCTTCAAACTCGCTGATATGAAAGAGAAGGTGTCAGCGCCGCAATCTTTCAAGTATCTGTCATGCGAGTTACTACCTGAGTTGGCGTTTGAATGAATAAATTGATTTTTATTTCAGGAGTGCATGGTGTAGGTAAATCTACACTATGTCAAAAGCTAAATGAGTACGTTGATATACCAGCGTATTCTTGTAGTGACATCATTAAAACAAACTCTGAGTATGTAGAGACATCCAAGGTTGTTGATAAAGCGGAAGCAAACCAAATTGCATTGATCAATGGTTTATCTGCTCTACGTAATAGCTCGATTTTACTGGATGGTCATTTTTGTCTAGTCGGTAAAGGTTCACAGATCATTGAACTCGATTTTTCTGTTTTTGAGGAAATCGCTCCAGCTTTGATCATTAACGTAATCGCCGAACCTAGAGAAATTCACAGACGATTGGTATCTCGTGATGGTGATGCTATGGCTCTCTCATTGATAGAGAGCTTACAGAAGCAAGAAACATCTAATGCACATGCGTTTGGTCAGTCTCGAGGGATACCTGTATTTGATTATGTATCGGGTACAGACATTGAAAGCCTACTTAAAGAGATAAAATAGGCTGATAAGTTCTGTTTTATAAAGGCTCCTTTCGGAGCCTTTTTTACATCATTTCCTTTAGTGCTCTCGCGAATTTCAATACTTGTCCTGCCGCTTCCAAGTCTGTCAGCGAGCCTATTTCTAGCAACGCAATTCCGGTCAAAACTTGCTGTGCAGTAACCAACTGTCCGGTCGGAAGCTCTAAACGGTCATGGTGCATTTTGAAGTGTTCCCATTGCTCAGATGAACTAAGTTCCCTGCCCTTAGTCATTCTCATTAGCCGTTTGCATTCCGGTGGAATGGTTTTCCCCTTATCCCACTCTTTGACCGTCCTCACAGTTTTTAAACAAAGTTCAGCCGCTTGCTCGACGGTTAAACCGCATTCAAATTCACGAAAAATATAGTTTTTGGTCATTTCGTGATACTTCATTGAATTGCACCTCAAAAGAGGTGCATTTTATAAATAGTTGATATGCAACTGCATTAAACATAAGCAG